ATTATATAATAATTTACATCCTACTCCAAATAAAAAGTCAGTACATAAAGTACTGCGAAAACTATGGATTAAGGATAAGATCGCGTACATTATGTACGAAACCACTGCAAAACAGTGGCGCATGGGATGTCCATGCTATATATTCAGGGTATCCGAGGGTAATTCGTCCTCGGATCCTGAAGCCCACACCATATCACCGAATTTTAATAAGGGCTGTCCAGTGAATAGGAAGGTACTAAAATCATCACCGGCGGCGACAAAGCGCATAATTCCAAAATTTGCCTGCGCATCACCGGTAATAACCATACCAAGGTGGGCTTGTGTGTGGGGGCGTTTATCAGAAGACGTAGTCTGTATAAACGCACGAGCTGGGGCAAAACGCTGATCAGCGTAAAAGGGAAATTCGACTTCGAGCGCCCCATCCACGGTGCTTTTAGCAACGTGAAGGCCCGAAAGTCCAGATGTCATAATCTGCCACATGGTCTTGGCATTATTATCATCACCCGAGTTAGAAAAGAAATTTTGTTGGAAAGCTATATCTCCAGTTGAATGAGTGTCACGACGAACAAATATGGTTCCATCTGTCGGATACACATACTTAGATCGTAATCCACCACGCCATCCGGCATAACAAGGCACAAACCAATGCAGATGAACATTAGAGCAAATATTTATATCCTTGGGAGAACCCGAAGTAGTATGTCTATATTCAATAGTATTAGTACCTAAGTTTTGTCCTGGATAAAATGGAAAATTATACTCCCGCCACCAAAATGATTGAGCTGGCGTATAAGCTCCAAAAACAGAATGATAACAATACCTCTTCAACAAAGATCGAATACTTGAGATATTCTCTCCCATGTATACATTTGATGATGGTGATGCACCCCATTGCCCACCAGAAGCAACAACAGAGTATGGTGAATCCCCTGATATAGGGTTCATCTCTTCAACACCTGATTGCAGCTCATATCCTGATTGCGCCACATATGTCAAGTTCCGCATGGCAAAATCAGAAGGAGCTGCAACTTCAAAATCCGGTCCACCTGACACAAAAACATTCACATAAACGGGATCGACATTAGAAGGATCAGGAGTTGTAAGTTGATTACACACTAGCAATGATAAAGACCCATTGCTTCGTGTAACATCCACAGCTCTCCCATTGTAATTGTTTACTGTACTTGGGTTATTCAAATATTCCAAACCCGTACTTAACCAACCACGATGGGAATGCCAAACAACATCAAACGTAAAATCACGAACGGAAGACAAGTCTATGATACGAGATATAACTTGATTATACTCAGGATTAGCAGTTCCAGGAACACAAGGATCATAAACTAACCTTAATCTGCCACGATGGAACGCGGAAGCTATGATCTGGAACCTGAACCGGATAGTACCTTTCCAGTATTTAAAGCAAGAAGCAACAGTCGATATAGGCGCGTTGATCATGGTAGTAACCAACGTACCTATCCACGAATCAGGAACATAATACAAGGGATTAACACACAATGACAATAACTGCGTGCCATCCACCATTGTAGGATTCCAATTCTTTGTTAAAAACAAAGCTTCTTTACTTACAATATAGGATATAGCCATTTCATCTTGACCAGATAATCCAACAGTACGAGGATCAACACACAACTCCTGTTTACTGTCCAGCGCAAGCTTAATTACTGCCTCAGGCTGATCAGTATTTGCCATATTACCCACTGCAAAGGGCTTAACCCTTTGCAGTTTATCTACAATAGTTGGTCGCGAAAATCCAAAAGCCAAAGCCACCGATGCAATTGTACTAGACAACATAGTTGTGGCCCGCGCGTACGCACCAATAACTGGAACAGATTCCAACACACCAGATGCCTTCGCAATAGCTGTTGCTATGCTCGAAACTGGTGATCGTGAATATTCATCACCAGATTGTATAGTGTAAGCACCATAAATCTGGGAAGTAGGCCCTGACAAAGCGACGTCACAAAACCAAGCAAAAACAGAAATTTGAATAGGATTAGCCATTGCACCAGATGTATGCTTAAGAGCATTCACAGACTTAAATCGCAAACGCCCCATTTGAGCTACTGTCCCGCCATTTAATTCGATCCAATTATCAGGACAAAAAAAGGGCAACTGCATTTCCAAAGCCGAACTCTGTGTAGGGTCCAGCATCAAATGTGGTAGAACGCTCATCTCACAATTGATTGCAGCATCCGTGGAAGTAGCTAAACGCATGTCAGAAGTACGGGGGTAATATGACACCAAACCAGATCCATAAACAAAAGGATTACCGTTTATGACAATACGTAAACAAAGGGTAGCACGGAAAAGCTTATACCCTTCGATACGTTTTTTAAGGTACACATTGTTCACAAGTAAGGACCAAGGATCAATTGTACTATCAAACGTGGAAGTGGTTGTACTCCACAAAATTTCATGTATTTTAATTGGGCGCAGAAGAAAATCGCCCAAAGTATCACCCACTCCTTGACCATAGTCGAAAGTTCTATCGACTTTACCACCAAGAGTTAAAGCAGAAGTGCTTTGAACCTCAGCAAAGCTTACTGTTTGCTCGATAACCTGAGCATCGGTTTTGAGATTAGATTTAATAAAATTAGAAATACATTTATTTTACAGTGGATGGTAGTATCATTCCACACACTGCTGTACATTTATTGGTAGGCGACACCAGTCTAAATAGACTTAACCACTACGGTTACCATATAATGCAAGCGTTACAATACACATAAAAATATACAAACACATATATTGTCCGTAATCAATACACTACATCCCCTGTTAACTTAACGACCCTAGGGAAAAGGTCGGAGGGACTCTTAACGCATACCGGGCGGGGTCTCCCTAAAGAGACTCAATATGTTTTTGAAGTCGGTAATCATAGGTATACTCCAACTCACGTATAGCAAGTGGAAAACCAGTGAAAACCTTCTGTAATTTTTCACGGCGGTCAGTATAAACTTCACGCCCATAATAAAAATATTCATTCAAAGCACTACCAACTGCTCCTACAAGCTGCTCATCTGTGGTTACCGAATTACTAACCTCTTGACAAACAAGCGACTTCAGAATTGACTCTTCCTCCAGTAAGCCTACTTCATGACCTAAATCGCCGTTAAAGTAAGTTTTCCGTTTAAGAAAATCTACTTCATCAAGAGATAAATATTCGCAGTTACTGTCCGTCTTATCTGGTAATGTCAACTTAATGTCCATTTCAGCCAAAAATTCCTTGAGTGATTTAAAATTAAACTCAGGACATAGTGAAGAAACGCTACCAATAAAATCATCACCATAGGTCGCGAGCCCCACATGACTGCGAAAGTCCAAACCGGGATACATAGAGAAAAATGCAACGCGGAGATAAAGGGAATTTACAATGGAATTAACATACACTGTCATGTTCTGACCAGATGGATTAGTTCCATATAACATCACCAAATCCCCATTAAAAGCAACCAGAGGGTGCACAACATCATTAATCATCCCGCGCATAACCTGTAGATCCCTCTGAGAATAATTACCGCTTGCTCCAGCTATGTTAATAAAAATACTGAATGCTGCAATCGTAAATTGAGCAGGCATTCGAGTATCAAATCCACTATAGTCACCGGCTATCATCCTTTCTTTTCCAAATTTCCGAACATGCTCCATAAGCTGATGCCATTCAGATGAAACTGCATTAATTCCAACTGCACATTCAGAATCTAAAGAATATAAGGATAAAACACGGGCAATGGGCAAAAAGTATTTCCGAATAAGAATCTGAAGAACAATGGGAGC